ACATGGGTAGTACCACATCATGCCATTCCAGCCGAGAAAGCCGCCGAGTTTGCGATGGAAGATGCGTCCTTGTCTCATCCCCACCCGATTTGTTTGGAAACAAATGCCATTTATGTTTATACAATTGTGAATTTACTACGAGGTGCTTCACCAAAAGAAGCCATCGAATACACAAATGAATTTATTGTACTAAATGATTTTTCACCCGAGGTAAAACAATGGTATTTTAATGAATCACAAGAAATCAACTCTATGTTATGTACTGAACAGATCGGGCATGTTCGATGGGGATTTGTCATGGCCTTTTATTTTTTACGACATCCAACTATTTCCTACGAGCAGGCAATTCGCATGACATTATTAAAAGGAGGTGATACAGATACCAATGCATGTATCGTAGGTGGAATGGTAGGGTGCTACCACTCTATTCCAAACTTCATGAAAGATCCCATTTTACAATTTGATTGTACCAAGCAAGGACAACGACGGCCCTTAATCTATAGTGTATCATCCACGATTGGCCATTTACTTTGCCACGAGGCTGTGTCCTAAAATGAATCAATACTTTGCAACACTTTTAAATCGTTATAGAATATTAGGAATATGTTCAATATCTATCTTGGAGCATATATTTGTGTCGCGATTTTAGTCATATTGGGTGGATCCTATTCTCTCTACAGTTCTTATGAAATAATTGTACCTTTCCTTTTCTTCATTGGTTCATTGGCCAGTTTCATCCTCTTTGGATTGAAATGGTTTTCTGCCACAGGAGCGGTCTTCGCACAAACTCCGGTTTCATGGCCCCCTTTTATTAATACTTGCCCTGACTATCTGGTATACTACCGACGTCCTGTAGGAAATACTTTCGTAGATACATGTGTTGATACCATTGGTGTTTCCAGTCAGGCTTCAAGGACTCCTTTACTTAAGTTCCCTGCAAACCCTAAGAATGCTACAAGGGATCAATTTTACTTCTCCTTACGAACAAATGCAACGGATTCGGTCGGTCGAAACAGAGAATTATGCACAAGAGCGATTAATGCTGGATTAACATGGGAGGGGATTACGAATGGCGAAACCTGTACCTTTACGGTAGCGCCTCCAAAGAAATAGATTGGTACCATGCGTTTAAAAAAAGTAAAATAAACCTACGGACTAACTGGATAGTGATCCTATCTCCCAGCGTTCATGGTTCAGTGGTAGAATTCCTCCCTTCCAAGGATGAGACACGGGTTCGATTCCCGTTGAACGCACGACTCTATTATTTTTATGTGATTTTATTACCTAAAAATAATACATGATGATGTAGTACATGCACTGGTCCAAAAAGGATAAGATTTTTTTTCGAATTATAGAAGATTTTGGAAAAAGTGACCTTGAAAAGCAAATCGGGCTTTCTTCTGATGCGTTTTCAAAATTACACCATCGACCAGAGTCATTTACTTTGTTTGGCTATTATGACAAGGAAAAACAAATATTTGTTTGGGAAAATGATATGAATCATACCATCAAACGCTTTATGGAAGAAGGCTATCAACCCGTTTTTGGATCAGATACATCATGGAAGAACTTGTTTCGTTCGACGGTACCTCTTCCCTCTCGACACAAAAACGTCATTCCTTATCTTATGGAAATAGTAAATGCTCGTTATCGTGTTGTTCGTTTGAGTCATCCAAACTATGACATTTATGCACTTGTTTCTTTACAAAATATCAAAGAAACCTTCTCGTATGAAGAATTTTCAAATGCTATGTTCCTGTATCGAATCGATGACCAATTAGAAAAGAAGTATGGTTTGGTTCCTACGAAAAAGCGAAGACGTGTTCAGTAAGAATGTAAAGAATATTGATTAGAAAAGTATAATATGGTTCGTACCAGTCTACCTGAAAAAGAAACAGCATGTCTTCATCCTGAGATCGAAGAAGCCATGCTAAAGTGGCTAAAAACACGTTCCCATCCTGCCTTTTTGTTGATTGGATCTCCTGGTGTTGGAAAAACAACCATGGTCTATCGTGTCTGCAAACAAGCCCAATACTGGATTCAGGAATTTAATGCCAGTCACACACGAACCGGTTCCAGCTTTCGCCAAACCATTCTACCACTTTTAGTGGAAACGGGTGTCAGTAAGTGGATTCATCCCTGTACACCAAATGGGCGCGCGGTACTCTTGGACGAAATGGATGGCTTGTCACAAGGTGAAAAAGGTGGTCTTCAAGAACTGCTCGATTATTTAAAGTCAAAGCGAAATTTCTCAGAAGATTGTCCTCTCATTCTTATTTGCAATGTGTTGGAGGGACGTATTATGCAACAATTACTAAAATATTGTTGTGTACATTATGTGAACATGCCAAAGAAGGACAAACTCATGGAGTTCTTTAAAAAGGAAATTCCTGATTATCTCTATGAAATGGGTGACATTCGAAAGGTATCTCAAAGTCTGATTTATCATGATAAATCAGGTCCTTACATGCCTGGAAAAGAGGAATATTTAGACAAAAATATTCATGTTGCCATTCGAGCTGCCTGGTTTACGTTATTCGAAAATTGGGGTGAAAATGATGAACTAAGTTTGGAAACGAAAGATGCTAACTTAGCGGGTTTACTTTTCCATCAAAATCTTCCTTTGTTTCTCGAGAAAGTACCATTTGAAGTCTATGAAGAAATTCTGGATTATCTTCGTTGGAGTGATCGTGCTGACTTTTGGGCATTCTTTCATCAATGTTGGAACTTACTTCCGTTGTCCTATCACCTTAAATTAAAATATCCTAATTTGTATTTACAACATTTTGAAAAACCAAGTACGATTCCTGAGCCACAAGATCTTCAGTATACATTAGTACTTACCAAACAATCTGCTCTCTTCAATGCATGGAAGGAGATGAACCGTGTCTCCAATGAACATGATATTCCATTTCGATGCGTTACACAATGGGCAACCCATCAAACTGGTAAATTGTTTGATACATTAGGTCTTAAACTTGAATCTCCGAATTCAAATGAATTAATCGCAGGGGCTGGTGTCGCCCCATCCGCTGCGCCGAGCGGATCAAAACCTGCTTCCACTCGTAAGAGGGTAGTTCGTGGTAAAAAATCAAATGAGAAGTAGTTTTTAAAGATAAACCACGAATTAAATCAATATTAGAAATGAATAAGATATTTGTTCGTCCCTCCTGATAATTTTTTAATGATCGAAGCATTGAAAATAGATTGTTTTCTATTCTTTCTGCTTTCAGTCCTAATTTATCAATTTCTTCAAATAACTGATAGTAAATATTATCATACGATGAGTAAATAATAAACTTTCCATGTCGTTGTGTTCGAAGGATGTCCAGACAGATATCTGGTTTGCTTCGTGCTTCCAAACGCTCCTCATTTGTTAATTCTTTCAAACAACATACAGTATTGGTTCCTAAGAGTTCTCGACAGGTAGGACACTTCTTCGTTAGTAACATATTCGTTAGCAAACATCTTCCACAACATATATTATTACAGCAACTCATCATGATAGGATATTCAGCTTGTTCCAAACAGATGACACATTCGTTATCAGATGCTTTTCTTCGAATCAGATGCTGTACCGAATTGGGTTGTGTTCTGCAATAATCTGCTACTGATTTACAGTCAATATGTAACACTTGTAAAATATAAGGTATTTTTTGTAGATTGAATTGTGGTGTCATATTTCTTACTAAAAAATACGAGGCTAATGATTGTAATGTTACATTTGGACGACATTGATAATATTCTTGAATCATGTCTGGAAGAAGAATACTTTGCTGAAGGGACAATTTCGAATTACGCAATACCATAAAATATTTTCTTTTATGCATGAATGGTAAGTAGTCTTTCAAGTAGGCGGAAGAAACAAGCGAACTTTCATAGTGTGGAATCTCACGATCGAGTAACCAGTCTTCTAAATCAGGATGTAACTGTAATCGATCACGTAAATGATACAAATCTATTTTTGATAAGGAAGGATTCTTAAAAATGAGAGGAATCCAATTATTGGTAATGAACCATAAAAACTGGAATTGAAGTGGCGGATCCGATGATTTAATGTAAATTGAAGAAGCCTCATCAATAAATATATTATTCCACTGAATACCATGGTCCGTTGCATAATCTTGAACAAATTTGTAACATTTATTCGTAGTAATTACAAAATCACTCTCTTTCATAGTCGTTGATAACTCTGCACCTTTTACCATTCGCCTTGTCTCTAATCCACAACATTTCATGGAGGTATGTTGCTGAATCTCTTGAATCCATTGGTGATATAAATAGTGAGGAACAATGATTAAGTTTGCAGAATAGGTATCCGAAATGGTTTGGATGTCATGAGAAAAAAAGTATGTAGACGAATTCGGTGTCAATTCACACGTCATCTTTGGAAATGTTTTCGAGTATTTAGCAAGATAGGTAAGTACGCTCAATGTTTTACCAGTACCTGGTTCATCTGCCACAATTCCTATTTTACCATTAATGGCCTGATTTTCACATAAAAATCCTCGTGTTAATTTTTCTCGATGGAGATGCATACCATGTACCATGTTGTATTGATGTTGATGTAACTTTGTTTTAATCGAGGTGGGTTGTATGATTTCTTTGGATTCAGACAGACAATTTGAATAAATATGTTGTAACATCGATAATTTATCAAATATAAATGTTTCTGACATTTTAATTAATGTAGTATTATATGTATGTCAACTATTGTTCTTTAAGTGAGAGCCGTGAATAAAATTGTAATAGAGATGACTCTTTCACAAAATCTTCCAGCTTGTAATTGGTTTCTCGCATGAGAGATGGCTGAGAACGGTCTTTCCATTTCGCATGTGTCTCACGAAGTGCTTTTTTGTCGGCTGTATTGTCATTATGACAAATGACTAAAATCGTTTTTTTAGGATCCAATTGAATCATTTGATTCTTGAAATTCTCCAAAAAAGATTCTTCCTCGGATTTGACGACAAATTCATCATATTTGTGTTTGTCAGCATAGCTCTTTTTCCAGCCCATGGTACCATTCGTTGCATGATTTTGATGATGTGGACCAATGACATAAATTTTTTTCGTATCCAGATAATATAAATACATTTCTGAACTTCCAGCCAGCTCCACACGCGGATATTTTCGAAAGGCATTGACTACCGTCTGCACACGATTGGGTGGATAATAATCATCATCGTCCATAGCAATAATAATATCTCCTCTTGCTTCCTTATTGAGCATGTTTCTTTTTGCACCAATACGCATCTTTTCATCCACATAAATATACCGCACATTGGGTATCTCGTTGGATGCCTCTTGAAATAGATCCTCGACTTTGTCTCTACCATCATCAATAATGATCCATTCCATTTTTTCCTTGGGATATGTCTGATTCTTGTAGAGTTCAATCAATGTAGGAATAAATAATCGACGATTGTAGGTAGGAGTGACAACTGATACCTCAATTGACATTTCTACGTGGAGATATAGGAAAAGGTTTAGACTCCGTTTGTTTCTGGTTTGTTCTTTGACACATTCAAGTCTAATACCGATGTTTTGATATCATGTAAATGTGAAAATTGCTCTTCGATATTCTTTAATCCTTTGGCGATAGTTGGCTGATTTTTCACCTTATCCAGACCTGGGAAGGATGCTAGCAAGAGATTCCAGTAATCCTTCATTAATTCAGGAAGCTTTGCCTGTTTCTCCTCTGATTTTGGATAGCGGAATGGAGATAAAAGGAAAGATGTGAATGCACCTGTCGGTTCATAAGTGGTGATGGGAAGAATGGCAAAAATGGTTGGGAAAATATTCCTCTTTGGACCATCCGTCATATTATTCACATAATAACTATATCCTGCCTTTATGATGTAGAAGAAAGCTAAAAATGCCAAATAGGCGTTGAACATAACACAAATGACAAATGTAGCAACGAAGAACAAAATTCGTACAGGAGGTGTATAGACAATTGCCTCGTTCGCCACTAACATGGAGAGCATAAGTGCTACAAATGGGACAGCATAGGTCGCTGCATTGTTAGAAAGATGTGTCCATGTTTTACTGAAGAGGCGTGTGATACTAAATTTGTTTGGATCACCTGATTTGTCCGTAGTATCCTTTTTCTCATCGATTTTCTTTTCAGATCCTTCTTGTTTCTGCTTATTATCATTTTGGAAGTGCTCTGACTTTTTGATCTCTTCCTTTTTTTTGAGCTCTGATGCTCGTTTGTTTGCCTCTGGACTATCAATCGCATTACGAACTTCATATTGGACTCTGTTTTTCAAACTTGTCCATAACGATATATTTTCGTCAGACATCCTATGTCCACCATGGATTTTAATACCATCCTTAGTACACGTCAGGATTACAACGCGTACTTCAATCCACCCATACCAGATGACACATTTACCCAGTTAAGACTCTCCACATAAATTGTAATATCATACTGATAGAAGCTGTTTCCTGGTAGCGGATAGACCTGAAGATCAACCTGGAATAATTTGATACGACTACTATTAATGCTTCCATCGGGTTGTGTACCTGGTGAATTCAGACCGAAAGGGTACACTATCAGTTCTGGATCAGGAATACCCTTAAGGTATTTCCAAGGCACTACTTGTGTAAAGTATTCGAGAGGTTTTTCTTCTTGCAAAAGATTACCGTCTCCTAGTACGGCTAATGCAGCCACAACGGACCGTTGACCATACAATACAAAATTACCTGTGGATGATGTTAAATTCACATTAGGTGGCCACCCACCCTCTGTAGGGAGGAAAGGTGGCTTTAATGGATTGATCCAATTGGAGAAGTTGGCCGTCTGATTTCGATACGGTAGAGAGTCGGAACGACGTGGAACAATGATCATGCGCTCAATCGGATTATGGGTATTCAGTTCCAAAAGTTCTCTTGTCGTTAGTCCAGGGAATTCATACGTTGTCACTTGACGAACCAGGTATTGCAAAGGCTCAGAGGAAAACTGTTTCCTTTCTTCGTCCGTAACATATACATAGGTAAGTTGAATCCTTGGATTCAATGGCCATGTATTAAGTAATGGTATGGGAGTACCGATGTCCGTTAAAAAATTATTGATGGTGATATCAGAAATGTCTGAAACGGAAGTATAGTATACATTTTCAGGCAACAAGGATACAGGAGAGGGATTGTATTGGTATCCTGGTGCAACCTGATATCCATTATTATCGAGAATGCGATAGAGTTGATTAATGGGTCGTAGTGTAATCTGCACTTCACATTCATGATACTGCAAGGATACAAGAGGAAGTGACTCAAAAGTGGATTCCGTAAACCAGAAAGGTAAGGGAACCTGTAGAGTTCTTCCTGAAATCGAGGGACGATTTACATTCGGTGGAACAGTAGTGGATGCGCCCTCGCCATTGTTGTTATACACCAGCGGATATCCCGTTCCTGTCGATCCTCCCGCATACAGTCCATTTGCAGGATCATAAAGCTCAGGTAGATTACCCACGAGTCGTGACCACTTTTGGAAAGATCTTGAATCCAAATCCGCCTGTGCACGTGTAATCATATAACTTCCATCGAACTCCTGGATTTTCTGGCCTCCAATAAAAAATCCCATATTCTGGATAATATGACATCCAATATACTGCACCCATGCAAAGTTATACTGCGATGTTCTACCATTCGGTAACGGTAGATTTTCAATATATTTACAATAGATATCAGGGAGATCAAATAAGAAATACATATCACGCACCAAATCGGCAACACGTTGTATTTTAAATCGAACTTGTATCGGTTGATTGTAGGACAATTCTTGTGGACCATCCATCGAATAGGTCACCGATTCTTCCGCAAAATGAGCATACTTTTTATAGGTTTTATAAAAATACGTAAAATCTGGATTACCACTTAATAATACATTTTGTGCTCCGTAGGCAACTAATGCATATAGACCTCCACCAGGCATTGCTATAGTTGAATTAGTTAATATATAGAGTCTTTATACTACAGATTAACTATTATCAATAAATGTCGCTCTTATTGTCTAATTACCTTGAATCCACCAGTTATCTGCCAGATAGGGTGGCACATCGGTAACATTCAAGGAGGAATCAATCTTAGAAGAGGGACCTTGATTCATGAGTTCTTGAATTTCCGCGTAGCAAAGTGCATAACTGAAATAATTCAGATTGCTAACAAAGCCCTTCACTGCACCAAAGATATTCAGATCTCTGCCTAATGAAGGTATGTTGGCCTTTTTCAATACAATACGACGCTGGCTAAAACAGATAATGTCCTGGTAGTTCTGATATGGTGCATAACCATCAAATGAAAGTTTCCTCTTTAGATTTCCATTAATAAAGATCTCTAACGCACTGTTCTTACATATGATTGCCACATGAACCCACTTGTTGACTGGAATATTTTCGACATCTGCAAAATTGTTCCATGTCTTATATGTGTTCATGTATACACGTAACGTATTTGTATTGGCATGCATGTAAACACCGGGTGCCAAGAGAGGGAATTGCGACGAGTACCCCTTATGGAAAACATGTAATAATCCCTCAAATTGTTGCGTAAAACTGGATGGATTGATATACATGTAAAAGGAATAACTAAACTCAATACCACTACGCTCATCATTTGATAAATTCGCTACCTTTGATCCCTTCACATTTGGATTTTGTGAAATAACAAGTGTCTTGACATCAGTACTATAGGTATTCGGTAAAAGTGGCGTCTTGTTAAGTGAAAGACGATGAATGTATTTGTACATCATTTCTGTAAACAATAGAACGATATACACAGCAACTACCAAAGCAAGACCATAAAGTATCTGTGTCACGATACCACCGGACTTCATCCGAGCATTCGAAAATTGATTCGTGTACTCCATCTATTTTCTCTTATTAAGTTCTTTTATTTAATTATGCCATCCACTTAACCAAAAAAGGAAGAAAACCATTGACCAATGGACGTGATAGGTTCAGGTCCTCCCATGTATAACTTATACACTACATCTGGACTGAGGGCGGCATCGTACATCGTGGTAGTAGAAATAAGACCACCGAAACCATCAAAATCTACCAGATTAGCGGAATAGCCACTGCCATCGACCTTGAATAGATCTGGTAAGACGCAGGAGCGAGTCAGTTTACCATCTAGATACACATCAACTGTCTTTCCATTGACCGCTACCGTAATATTCACCCAACGCTGCAATTCAATTTCTGGCAGATCACATAATTGCGCGGGCTGATCTGGCTGTGAGGTTGTTGCCCTGAATAGAGCATTCTGACTATTTGCCCTGGCTCCTGTATTGTTCAACTGGTTACTGGTATGTAAGCGTACATTTAGGGTTGGTTTGAAGTTTCCAAGATAGATTCGAATGGTGTCAAAGTTGCGACCACCAATATTCAAAATAGACTTAGGACGTCCATTACGATGAGACCAATTATTAATGTAAATCCATGTGGATATAGTAAATTCTCCACCCTCATACAATGGTGCTAAGTCATCGGACTGTACTGCAATTTTTTGAGTGGGATTTGCTGCAGTTGTCTTTCCCAGGAGAGTATAGCTGCTAACAGCTTGCGACGCAAACAGATATTTGTATAAGTAATACAATGCGATTAATCCAATAATAATTAAAAGAATGGGGAATAATTTTCCAACATAAGAAGAACTATTGGTAGAAGCGTTCATGATTCTGTCAATAATTCGGATATTCTATGTGGCTATTTTAACAATTAAGCATATGGCGATGACCACTCAAATATTTGGTCTCCAGGCGGTTTGTTAATACTATCGCACGGTAAACCGGGAGGACAACTTACATTCAAGTCTATGTTTGGAATTTGAGGCATATCAATGTTTGGCATACCTGGTAAACCCACATTTGGAATGCGTGGGATGTTTACATCGGGTACACTTGGTACACTAACATCTGGCCAACGCGGAACACTGACGTTCGGTAATCCTGGTATATTAATATTTGGTAAAGTAGGAAGGGTTACGTCTGGTAAGCCTGGAACACTAACATTCGGTAGATTGGGTAAGTTCACATCGGGTAATCCTGGAACACTGACATTTGGCATACCAGGCAGATTGATATCAGGTACACCTGGGACGCGGATATTCGGTAAGCCTGGTATATTAATATTTGGCGCACGAGGGAAGTTGATGTCAGGAAGTCCTGGAACATTTATATTAGGAGCACCTGGTAGATTAATATTCGGAATGGAAATGTCAATATTTGGCATATTCGGAAGATTAATATCAGGAACTGAAATATTAATGTTTGGCATTCGTGGTAGATTGATGGCAGGTATACTAGGGAAGTTTACATTAGGCAGGGAGAAGTTGATGTTTGGAAATCGTGGCGCATTAATATTGGGAAGTCGAAGATCAATACTCGGAAAGCGAGGATCGATTTTTGGGACAAGGGACTTGAATGATGGCATCGTAACGTCAAAGGATCCCAGCCCTACAAGGCTGCTAAAAGAGCTTTCTTTGTTCGACTTTTTTTTTTTGACCTCATCTATGGAGAGACGTTGTCCCTCTACCATTACCGATACCACGGAACCACCAAGACCCTTATTTCCAACAGATAATGGACTGCTGATCACAACCGGATAATTTTCCAATCGCTGTGAAGCAACGATTTGATCATCATAAATAATATCAAACCGTCTTCCTTCACGTAAAATTGCAATAAATACCCATCTTTGCTTGGGAATGGGTGGTAAGTCAATGACTTCCTGTTTGTC